ACGCTGAAGGTCGAGCCGTTGCGGTGGGTAATAGCCGCGATGACGCACTATTAGACTACTACGCGAAATATCCAAAGGCAGCATCCGAATACACCTCCCCCCACTTCCCCGACATCCCCAACTATGTCGCCCACATGCGTACAAACGAGCGCACGCTGGACGATGGTAGCGAGGGCTTGTTCGTGGAGGAGTTCCAGTCTGACAGGCATCAGGAGGGGAGAAAGAAGGGGTATGCTTCAGATAGACCATCTAGAGAAGAAGTTATAAGCACTAGAAACGAAATCTGGCGTGCATATGACGCTGGTGAGATTGCACTCAGCGAGCGTAATCAGCGTCTAGAAAGTCTTGGTGCTGCTGGTGGTGTAGCAGACGCGCCATTCCGCACCACTTGGCCCATCCAACTATTCAAACGCGCACTGCGTGATGCGGTGGATGGTGGCAAGGACTGGATTGGCTGGACTGTGGGTGACACACAGAATGAGCGGTTTGATCTGAGCAAGCAGGTGGATTCCATCTCAACCGACGAGATGATTGGATATCCAGACGGGTTTCGGGCGATTTCCATAAAACTGGCTGGAGGTAACGGGTCATCATCCACATTGGGAGTAGACCAGAATGGAAATGTAGTTTCTGGATGGGGAAATACTGGGGACGCATATGCTGGAAAGAATATTGCAGAAGTAATCGGGAAAGACATTTCCGAGAAGATAATGAACGGAAAGCTTTCCGAGACATACAAGGGAGACGATCTCAAGATGGGCGGAAGCGGCATGCGTGGCTTCTACGACAACATGCTCCCAAAAGAGGTTGGAAAGTATGTTAAGCAGTTCGGTGGCAGGGTCGAGAAGGCAGACATGACGCAATCCGTGGAAGCCGACATCATGAGCGGTGAGGAAGCGGAGACTGGCAGCATTCCAATCTGGAAGGTGAACATCACCCCAGAGATGAGGAAGATTTCGCAGACTGGTCAGATGCGGTTTATGCCAGAGGGTGATGTTGAGCCTGTTAAGAAGCCAACAGAAATCAGCAAAGGAACAAAAGATGCATTGCCAGTAATCCAAGCTGTTGACGATAAAGGCGAGCTAAAATTCAAAGACGGAAAACCAGTTCCGCAAATTATACCATACAATTTTCTCAAATCGCCAAAATTGGTTGAGTATGATAAAAACAACCCAACTGATAAAACAAAGACAAATTATGCTGAACTAGCATATGACATTCCCAAGTCTGCTCAAAAGAAAATTGATCAAGCTATTGATTCTGGAGCAGTAGACGCTGTGGTTGGTGATGTAGTAAAGCGCACAAAGAAATATCTTGAAAACCCAGAAATTGCCGCTGGCATGGGTTGGTATTCGCGCATGAGAGTCAAACTAGTAAAAGCGTTAGGAGAGCAAGGGCGCGAAACACTTTCGCAATTGCTTGGTGCTACAAGCGCACGAACACCAGTTAGAGAAAACTTCTTGCAGGCGATGGATGCATATGAAGGCATCAACGCAGGAAGATATGAACCAAATCGTAAAGCATATATTGATATGCTTCAACTTGAGGAGTCCGGGACGCTAGCCGATGAGATTGTCAATCGCGGGTACTTGGATATTCTTAGTTCAAAAATAAATGACATTGAGGAAAAGGCCAAATCTTTAAAAGGACAAGATCAATCAAATCTGCTCAAGGAGGCTAAAAACCTTAAAAGCCTTATCAATCAAAAACCAGAATCATGGAAACCATCGCAGAGAGCAAAAATAATGATTCTAGCAACAGACATGTTGCCAAAGCGCAGCAATGGAAAGAAATTCAATGCTAATTCATTGGCGGTACTCAAGGTGATTCACGGTTCATGGTTAGACAATAGGAATGCACCAAAGACACCTAATTTTGCTGGCAACTTATCTGGCAGAACTTTGCAGGCAACTATTGATGTATGGGCTGCGCGGTTCTTAAGGGCTGTTTTGTATGAAGGCAAAAAGACACCTTGGAGAATTCAGCCAAAAGCTGAAAGCGCAGTAACGAATGAAGATTTCGCCATTGGTCAAATCATTTTTGAACGCGCCGCCAAGAAGCTAAAAATGAACCCGGATGACCTGCAGGCTGTTTTGTGGTTTGCTGAAAAAGATCGCTGGGATAAAATGGGTTGGACGCAAAAAGTTGGAGCTGAAAAGTCTAGCTTTGATGATATTTTCTCAATATTCTTCCCGGACAAGCAAAAACCATTGAGTTTTGAGGAAGCTTCTGCAAAACTCGCATCTGAAGGCTATGCTGAATCGGCACAAAACCTAGACCAAGAAACAGAAGACAATGAATAACAACGAGATCATTCAGCCTAATGAGCTAAACGATGTTCTGAAGTACTCAAAGATAATGAGATCGCTTCCAATCAATTACGAAAAAGACGCAGATTTAGAAACTGCGTTTCGTGAATGCGATCAATTGGAAGAACTGATGTCTAAAAGCTACTCCAGAAGTACCGCAAAAGGTAACGCTTCAGCTATTGCAAACGCCGCAAAGCTGAAGTAAAACTAACCACCATGAGCGAGAAACTAACCGCAGAACCAGATCAAGAATGGTTCGCAGAAGTGATGCGCCGAGCCGAGGAACACGGTAACAGGCAGCGTGTGGAGTTCTGGAACCCGCAGGCGGCGGCAAAGTGCCTCTGGCTGCTCGCACAGGGCAAGAGCATCAAAAGCACCTCCGAGATCACCGGGCTTGCCCGTGACACCGTGAGGTCGCTCATGTGGCGGCACAACGACACTCTGGAGACGAAGCGGAAGGAGTTCAGCCAGAAGTACGCGATGGCTGCTGAAACATACACTGACCTGTTGTTCGCGAAAGCAGACCAGTTGTCCGACGATCCCGAACAACTCAAGAACATCTCCCCCGACCGACTGGCGATCACCGTGGGAGTCCTCACGGACAAGTCCATGCAACTCTCTGGCATGGCTACTGCGGTCGTGGAACACAGGCAGGGGGCGAGTATCGACGATGCCGCCAAGATGATCGCAGAGGCTAAATCTCGCATTGCCAGCAAGGTGAAGGCGAAGGCAGTCGAGGCTGAAATTGTCGCATGATCCCAGAACCAGAGTCGAGATTTGATGGGCCGATATTTCACCACTATGTGGTGGAGCAGGACGGCATCCAGCACAAGTGCAACACCCTAGCCTACGCCTCGTACTTGGCCGAGAAGTTCAACGCCAAGGTTTGGAATGTGGTGCTGGAGAAGCACATTGAGCCACACATAGGCATATGTAGGTACTGCCACAGGCATCGCGAACTTCATTTTATTGACGGCAACCGAGGTTCACTCCCTCCAGAGGATGATGCATTTGGATGCCCTGAATGCGGAAGCGTCTATCGGATAATCGACATCCTCATGGAAACGGACGCATATAAGACAAAATGAAGTGGCGCACGCACCAGATCCTTTCCCCGCCGACCGATGAGGAAATTGCCCTCATGGAGCCTGCTGACCTTGTGGAGCTTCACAGGGTCTACCACGAAGCCGTAGACAACGCAGAACGAGACCCGTACCGCTTTGGCTTCCGACTCCCCCACTGGGCGAAGGCAGAGGATCAGCTACAGGAGGTAAACGAGATTGTGGCACTAGGCGGCAACCGCAGCGGCAAGACGCAGTGGGGCGCATTCTCTGTGGTGCGTGCGGCGATTGAGAACCCTAATGCCGAGATCATGTGCTTCGCACAGACATCCGAGGTGAGCATACGCCAGCAGCAGAGTGCCGTGTGGGATTGGCTTCCAGCGGAGCTACGCACGAAGCAGACATCCTCCGGGACATACATTAGCTACACGAAGAAGAATGGCTTTACCGACTCATCGCTCATCTTACCCAACGGCTCTCAAATCATCTTTAAGACCTACTCCCAGTACCAGAACAACCCGACCATCCTTGAGGGAGCGGAGTTGGGTTCTCGCTCTCCTGTTTGGCATAATGTGGGCGTTTGGCTGGATGAGTATTTGCTTGGGCCTGAGCTTATAAACACCCTGCGGTTCCGACTGGCGACCCGCAACGCAAAACTGCTTCTGACCTTTACGCCGATTGACGGGTACACGGAGGTGATCAAAGAGTATTTGGATGGAGCCACCAGCATAGAGAGCCGCGAGGCTGAACTTCTAAATGGCGAGCTTGTCCCCTATGTGCAGAGGAGCAAGAAGCGCAATGCCAGCGTCCATTATTTCCATTCACAGGACAACCCTTTCGGTGGCTACGAGCGAATTAAGGAGACTTTGGTTGGTAGGCCTAGGGAGGAGATCCTAATTCGTGCGTACGGGGTTCCAGTTAAGTCCCACGTCACCAAATTTCCCAAGTTCAACAAGGAGGTCAATGTGGTTGAGCCTCACGCTATTCCGACGAAGAATGTGACGCTATACCATATTATCGATCCTGCGGGAGCGAAGAACTGGTTCATGTGCTGGATTGCCGTGGACGCGACTGGAACATTCTGGGTCTACAGGGAGTGGCCGGGCGTGGATGTTGGAGACTGGGCCGAGTGGCGAGGGGGCAAGTGGGTTGCCGGCGATGGCGCAAAGGGGCAGGGCTACGGCATCAAGGACTATGTGGAACTCATAAAAGACCTAGAGGGTGACGAGGAGATTCTAGAGCGTCTCATTGACCCCCGACTTGGGGCGGCAAAGTACCAGTCAGCAGATGGGGCTAGTAGCATTATCGAGGATTTGAACGACGAGGGCATCGTGTGCATACCCGCCCCCGGCTTGGAAATCGACGATGGGTTGCAAGCTTTGATCGGGAAAATGTCTTGGAATGTAACTATGCCGTCAGATTCGGTCAACCGACCGCATTTCTATGTCAGTTCCGAGTGTGAGAACATCATCCAAGCCCTGTCCGAGTACACGGGCGATGGTGGTCTGAAGGAGGCTTGGAAAGACCCCATAGATGTCCTGCGCTACGCCGCAATCTCTGGCATTGACCATGTGGACGGGTCACATATAGCTGTAACTAGACAAGGCACTGGAGGATACTAACCATGAAAACAAAGAAAAAAGCAGCAAAGAAGGTGGCCAAGAAGGTTGCGCCAAAGGTAGAACCACAAGCGGAAGCGGTCATTTCCGCCCCAGAACCAGCAGCCGAACCACTGGAGGTCACGGTTATTGGACTAGCAATTAACCCAAGGTATGTATATGCAGGGTTGGATGGGAATCGCATTGCCATCGAGGTTCCCAACCGCATGTCCCAGCGACTGCTTCACAAGACTATTAAAATCAACAGGAAATTAGACTCCGACACCTACGAATTATATTATGGAAACTGACTCAGAAGCCCTAGAAGGCGAATCGTTGATTTATCTGGACAAGGAACCAGATGTGGGTGCGCTCACCTACGCCTACGAAACCGCACTTATAGACCTCGACGAGTACTTCCAGACCTGCCTCCGCAGCTATGACGAGCGGCGCAACATTTGGCCGGGCAAGAGTGACGACCTACGCAAGCACGGTGCTAACGCATTCCCGTGGGAGGGAGCATCCGACCAAGAGGTAAATGTGATTGGCGAGCGGATCGACACCTATGTAGCACTTTTCGACCAAGCTCTCCAACGCTCCCACATCAAGGCGTTCCCGACTTCTATGGCATCCATGCCACGGGCGGCGATGGTGTCTGGCTTCCTGAAGTGGATGCGATCCTCGTACATCCCAAATTTCCGGGAACACATGGAACTTGGGGCTAATTACCTGCTCGAAAAGGGTCTCATGATCTCGTATGTGGGTTGGCAGCGGGAGTCCCGCACATACCTCCAGACCATGACTCTGGACGAGATCGCGCAGGCCGCGCCAGAGATGGTGGATCTGCTCATGGACGAGAATGCCACAGAAATGGCCCTAGGATTGATTCTGACGGCTTTCCCTGCGCTTTCGGGTAAGAGAGCCAGAAAGGCACTCAAAGACCTCAGAACGAAGGGAGAGGCGCAAATACCCATTCCGAGAGTAACCGTGGATCGCCCGGTCGTCCATTCCTGCGCCCCGGACGGGGAGGTCATCCTGCCGCCCTATGTCTCTGACCCGCAGCGGTCACCCTACATTTTCTGGAGAACCTTCCTGACTGCCCAAGAGTTGGAGAAAAAGGTCACCAACGAGGGCTGGGACGAGGACTGGGTCGAGAACGCTATCGAGCGACTCCGTGGTAAGGATTCCATGTACCTTGACGGGGAGAAGCAGAAGAATGTCACCCGCCTGCCCATCACCGATGACAACGACCTCGTTATGGTGGTCTATGGCTACCAACGCCTGATCGACGAAGAGGATGGCAGCGAGGGCATCTATTGCACGGTCTTCCACCCAACTGCCGAGGGCTACGCCAAGCATGAGCTTTTGAATGGATACGACGACTATCCGTTTGTGGTAACTCGTTTGTCTAATAACCAGAAGCGCATGTACGAGGTGCAGACCTTCGGGGACATCCTCCGTGGCGCACAGCTACAGATCAAGACCGAGCGTGACTCGCGTGTTGACCGCTCGTCGCTGGCAACCCTGCCACCCCTCATGCACCCTGCTGGCAAGCCTCCCTCCGACTGGGGGCCGGGCAGGCGCATCCCATATCGTCGCTTGGGCGAGATCCAGTGGGGGCCGACACCTCCGCCCGACAATGGCTCCGTGGAGGTCGAGGTTTCGATGATCGGACAGGCAGACCGCAGCGTTGGTCTCGACCTTAACAATCCGCTCTCGTCCATGAGGCAGCAGTATTTCGTGTCCAAGTTCCTAGACCATGTGCGTGATGTGCTGAACCTTGCTTGGAAGCTGTACCAACGCATGGGGCCGGACGAGGTATTCTTTCAGGTAACTGGCAATCCAAATCCACAGGTAATGACCAAGGGTTCTGCTGACGAGAACTTCTCCATCGTGGTCAACTTCGACTCCCAGAGCAACGATCCAGAGACTGCCGAAACGCAGCTCAAGAATATGGTGTCATTGGTGCAGCTCGACCGCAACGGCATCATGGATGTCAACAAACTGTTGGAATTCACGGCATCCAGCATCAACCCAATCTTTGCCGACTATGTCCTGCAACCAGCAGAGGAAGCGCAGCAGAAGGTCATGAAGAACGTCACGGACGACCTCGCCAAAATCTTCGCAGGCATCGAGGTTCCTGCCCAGCCCAATGGCGCACAGATCGCAATGCAGCTTGTGCAAGCGTATGTCCAGCAACCAGATGTCGCACAACGCGCACAATCGGACGAGGCATTTGCGGCACGCTTGCAGAAGTACGCCGAGCAGTACGAAATGATGCTCATGCAAGCTCAAAATGCTGAGATAGGTCGTATTGGCACGACTAACGCACAAATGGGCGGCATTGATACCCAAAATATGAGTCAATCATGATTGCCGAAAAAAGATTCAAACATGGTGATGTCAACCCAGAAAATGGTCTTGTTTTTTGGTCTTACGAGAAAAGATGCAAAAATGGAGAAAGGTGGGTGACCAAAGAAAAGTTTGAAAACTCTCGTGATGCGGCTAACGCAAGGGCAAAGGGTAAGTATTGGTCTGATATTGACGGATCACGAGCCAGACTTAGACAACAAGCCCAAAAGCACAAAGACAAAAGATCCATTGCTCACAGCACTTGGAGGGACAAAAACAAAAATAGAATTCGTGGCAATAGACTCATGAGAACATATGGTCTAAGCAATGAAGACTACATTGCAATGTACGAGTCGCAACTAGGTCTTTGTGCTATTTGCAACGAATCGCAACAAGGAATCACTAAAGACGGAGAAGAACGCTTTTTGTGCGTTGACCATTGTCATAAAACTGGCAAAGTTAGGGGTTTGTTGTGCGCTAGATGCAATGCTGGACTAGGCCAATTCCAAGACAATCCAGAGTTTTTAATTAACGCATCAAAGTATTTGGTGCAAACCAAAGGAGTGCAGCAATGAGCGAAAAGCGTTTCTCAAAAGTAGTCATCAACCCCGATACTGGTCGCAAGAAGACCGTGCGCTTCGGGCAGGCAGGTAAAGCTGCTGACGGCAAGGATCGCATCCGACCCGGCACGAAGAAGGCTTCAAGCTATTGCGCAAGAAGTTATGGGATTAAGAAACGCTTACCCAAGGAGCAACAAAACAATCCTAATACTCCAAACAATTTAAGTCGCAAGCGGTGGGGTTGCTCTGGGCCAAACGCTAAAAAATGAATGCTGGAGTTTACATGATAGAGTGTGAACGCAATGGAGCTTATTACATTGGAAGTAGCGTTAATTTACGCTCTCGCATATCTAATCATAAAAACAAACTGGCAACAGGTAAACACCGAAACAAAAGACTCCAAAGAACCGCTGATAAATATGGAGTAGACTCGCTTGATTTTAGAATTTTAGAATATTGCGATACTAAAGACACAATCAAGCTAGAACAACACTACCTTGATATGCACATTGATTGCGATAATTGCATAAATTTTTGTAAGTCTGCTCAAGCTCCAATGCTTGGTCAAAAATTTAGCAATGAACACGCTAAAAAAATAGCAGAATCTCAACAAAGAAACACCTACGAATTTTATTTTAAAGACGGCAGCGTTAAATCATATAAAAGCTTGAGATTAGCTGCTTCTGATTTTAATGTAAAACCAAGTATTGTTTCAAAATGGTTCAAGCGTAAAAACCTTGGTAAAAAACATGGATTTTTATGTAAATTTGGAGTAATTACAGCCAAGAAAACTGGTGATGAGGAATTGACATTATTTCCATATGAGTACAAAATCGAACCATGGCAAATTGCTGGAGCGTCCAGCAAATCTCAATATTACAGAACATTAAGAAAACAATTACCATGAAGACACCAAAGACCAAATCCGCCAAACAAGCCAAAATAGCAAAGACAATGGGCGAATATAAGTCTGGAACCCTCCATTCGGGCCAAGCCCCCAAGGGGCCGCGCAAAGCACCCGTGGTGAAGAGTCGTAAACAAGCTGTGGCAATTGCCATGTCGCAGGCTGGGATGTCCAAGAAGCGCAAGTAAGCTATGAAAGCCAAGATGATCAAACGAGCAGATGGTTCCATGTCCAAACGCGGCATGTGGGACAATATCCGTGCCGCTGCTGGCTCTGGTAAGAAGCCCACCAAAGACATGCTTAAGCAGGAGCGAAAGATCAAACGCGCAGAGAAACGCAAGTAGCAATGCCATACATCAACCCACCACAGCAAAAGATGGGGTTTAATCTCCCATTGGTTAAATACGGAAAAAGACCAGACAAGACCCAAAAGGGGCAGGGTTACCTTGGCGAGCTAAAACTACCAGATGGAAGTGTAGCCACAGAATACTCAACTCAAAGTGGAGCCGTAAAGGTTAATGGCAAGCAAATCGACTTTCCTACACTTGTTCCAACCTTGAGCAAGAATGAGGTAGCCCTAATGCAAAATGACATTATCCCAAACAAGAAGCCAATTCCAGAAGCAATTATGCAGAAGGCTATTGAGCATGCCAAGATGAGACTAGCCAAGAAACTAAGCCCATTCAAATGACACCGCTACCAAAACCAACGATACAACAATCCGTAGAAGCACTCTCCGACCGCGAGGAATATCACGCCATCGTCCAGTTTATCCGCGACGAGCGCGAGAAGTTCTTCGGTGACCTTCGCCTGTGCGAGTCCAGCAATGATGTGATGAAGGTGGCAGGGTCTGTGGCTGCTCTGGATGAGTTGCTAGGTGTCCTAGCTTGACAATTTGCCTGTAACAATGTAAACATTACCCATCACGCTAGCGAATGCTTGATCGCTGTAGGTAGCGTGTGTTTCATTGTTCATTGGTTTCACCCTTGGTAGGTTCAATCCTATCAAGGGTGTTTTGTTTACTGGATAGTGTAAATGCTCATAATGAGTGAATAAACGCACATTAGGACGGTTTTCGTCCAGTTCCTCGTACACTAGCACATTCCCCAACTCCCGGCATTAGAGGAAGGCTCGCAGGCATAGTTCGCCCATTACAGGCTAAACTATGCTTCATACTCCCGTATATTCTGCGGAAAGGACGACATACACACCAGCAAGGCTGGAACCAAGGATAGCAGAGGGTTGAGGCTGTAAGGCTGCGTCAAACTCCTTGATCGTTCACTCTATTTAGCTGCGCCGCAAATTCATCAAGCGCAGTACCCTGTGAGACTCTTACCTAGGTTTCGTGCGGTCGTTTGAGCGTTCCTCGATTCCTTATCTATGTCACCAGACCTTCGGGTAAAAACAAAGGGACTGGCCGAGGAGTTGGATACTCGACCAGTCCCAGAAGATCCATTGCTCTACGCGCCGGAGGGGTGAATGGTGACGATGATTCCAACTCCCGTCGAGCGCAATCTTACTCTGGGTTTCCCCGCAAGTCAACCCACAAAATACCCGTCAAAATATCCGCATTCGTGGCGTGGATTTTCTCCGACCTTTTCTCCGACCTTTTCTCCGACCTTTTCTCCGACGATAACGCAAAAACACCACACGATTTTCGTCAGAAAAACTACACATTATTTCTAACATATAGATATCCACACCTATCCACACCCATATGCCCCCATTGTTGACTTATATTAACTCCCTCCACATTGCTAGGTCATCGCCGCCGCCGGGCGTTAACTGGTGTCAAAAACATGAATGTGCAATCCGAGGCTACCGAGGAAGCCCCAAATCCCTCGTCTAACATATCCTTTGAAGATTTAATCGCTCAGAGGACTCAGAAGTACTCACAACCAGAAGCCGAAGCTACTGAAACTGAGGATGATTCTTGGGAAGAGGAAGAGACTCTGGAACCAGAGGCAGTTTCCGACGATCAGGAAGAACCCGAAGAAGATGATGCAGAGGAAGAAGGCGAAGAGGAACAGGAAGTAGACTTGTTGTCGCTAAACCCTGAAGAGATCCAAGCATTAGCCAAAAAGAGCCGCAGCCGTTTGCTACACCGAGTGGGTGAGCTTACAGCGCAAAAGAAGGCACTTGAGGAGAAGCTGAACTCGCAGGCCCAAACGAAACCACTACCAGTCATCCCCGCAGAGCAAAACCCCTTCCGTGACATCGATAGTGTCGAGGGGCTACAGGCTAAATATGCGGAACTGGAGAAGGTCGCGGAGGAAACCGACAATATCCTTGAAGAGCATGAGGACTATGGTGCTGAAGACATCATTGTACTTGGCGACAAGGAGTTTACCAAGAAAGAGATTCGTCGAGCTAACCGCAATGCGCGGGAAGCTATGGCAAAATACCTCCCAGCCCAGCACGCAGAACTCGCCAAGCGAGGACAACGCGAGCAGGCACGGGAACACTTCACCGGGTTGATCCCGCAGGAAGTCCCAGAGGTTGCCGACGAGGAATCCGAAATCGGTAAACAGTACAAGGCACTCCTAGCTGATCCACTGGTCGAAATGGTTAACCTGCATGTTCCAGACCTCGGGCCGCAACTCCCGTATATTTTGGCACACGCAGTTAGATCCATTCATCGCAGTAATAGGACTAAGAGCGCGGCGAAAGCAGCGGGAACTATTTCCAAGGCCAAAGTGGCTGGAACCCCGTATGGTGCTGGAGCAGCGAAGTCTGGTGTTAAGACCGCGAAAAAGAATGCCGATCAAGCCTACCAAAGGTTCCAGACTTCACACTCTGTGGAGGATTGGGTTGCCGCCAGAGTTGCCCGGATGACTAAATAATCTAACTAAATAACTATTATGGCTATTTCAACTACATATCAACCGAATGCCCCCCAAGTCAAAACTGGCGTTGGTTCGGCAATCAGCAACCGCGAAGACCTCAGCAATGAGTTGACGCTCCTCGCCCCAGAAGAAACCCCACTCCTTAGCCTTTGCGCCAAGGGAAGTGCCAAAGGAACCTACAAGGAATGGACTGTCGATACCCTCGCCGCCCCTTCTTTCGATGGTATCGGTGAAACGCAAGATGTTAACGCCTTCGATGACCAGTTCTCTGGTCGTGGTCGCCTTGGCAACTATGTTCAGAAGTTCCGCGAGACCTTCCTCGTTTCCGACCTGCAAGAAGCCGCTAACTCTGTTGGCCCGGCCAACATCGCTCAGGCCGAAGCAAAGGCTATGCGCCAACTCAAACGCTCGGTAGAGGCAGCTATCTGCTCTGACAACGATAAGAGCGTCGAAGATGGTGCTGGTAGCAAGTACAAGCTCCGTGGTCTTGGTGACTGGCTTGACTCTGCTGGGCCTTCGGATGTTCCTGCCGCTTATCGTACGCCTACGGCTTCGATCCAGCTCAGTGCTCCTAACGAGACGACCTTCAACGATATCATCGCGTCGATCTTCACGGTCAATGGCGAGTCCAACAATTTGACCCTCATCGCTGGTGTTGCTCTCCGCAAGGTGATCAGCAACTTCACCCGTTCGTCGGCTGCTGCTACATCGGAAGCTGTTTACACGGTCAACCAAGATGCTACCGCCAAGAAGGTGACTCACGCTGTTACCCTGTACGACTCGGACTTCGGTCTGGTCAACATCATTTCGGGCAATCCTGCCTGTATGCCATCTACTACCCGTGGCTATGTTGTCAATCCGAAGTACCTCGGTTTCGACACCTATATCCCAATGGGTTCGACTCGCCTTGAGAACCAAGGTGCTGGCGAGCGTGGTTATGTTGACATGGTTGGAACGCTTATCTGCAAGCACCCCGGCGCACACGGCAAGATCGCTTACTAATCATCAACTAAACACTAAAGAAAGGAAATTATATTATGCCTATCCTCGGAAAACTCACCAACAACGAAGTACCTGTTGGTTTCACCCACTACGCATCCATCACCGCAGCTGAAGTTGTGGCTAAGGGTTCTGGCAACCAGTTCACCATCGGCAGCGTCCCTCCGGGCGGTATCGTCGATGCCTGTGCTGTGTTTGAGAAAGTAGCCTCCAGCGGCACTTCCACCAATGTCACGCTTGATGTTGGCGTGGATGCCACTGACCCTGACGATTTTATCGATGTCCTCGACATTGATACCCTTGTCAAGGCCAAATACAACACTGGCGATCTGCTCATCAGTTCTGGTGCTAACTACTACATCAACGACACCACATCGGCAGTGCCGATCCTTGCTGAGTTCAACGGAACGCTCACCTCTGCTGGTCTTGCGACTGGCGAATGGGTGATCGCGTACACCCTGCGCGAACCCGGCGAAGTCCTGTAATCATAATTTGGGTGGGGGAGTTCTATCCTCCCCTGCCCATATTTTTACCCAAACCATGATCATTAACCCTTCTGAGGACGAGATGACCGCTGCGGTAATCCGCGAGCTTTGCTCAGGTCGTCAACTCATGGAGACGAAACAAAAATTCCGCGAGATTGCTGCCGCTCAAGAGGCTGACACTCTCCGCAACAAAACAAATAGTGCGTTGGGCCGAGCAGTTGCGGTTGTCCCTACGCATGAGTATTTCCTAATCCGCAATAAATACGGTGAAGACGCATGGCATGACCGCGAGTTTATCCGCGACTTCCAGAAGTTTCACCCAGAACTTTCCCCTAACGCAGTCTAATGCAGACCAGAACCTACGCTGACCTATTTGCGCTGATACAAGCCCTGTGTGGCGTGGTGTTCGCCAGCATCGAAACTGGACGCATTAAGGCACTCATTAACCGCAGGGCGCAGAGGGCTTACCGCTCCAGCAACTACTGGACACGCTTCCTCAAAATTGGCGAGGAACGCTACCTGTCAAGCGACCCTATTGCCGCAACTGCTATCGTGGCAGACAGCGGCTACTTTATCGCAACCGTTGGTGACACCGACTTCACCCTCATTGGTTCTAGCGCAAACACGGTTGGCGAGTATTTCGTCGCTACTGGAGCTGGAACTGGCACTGGCACGGCTCGCCCAGCCCTTGGTTATGTTCCATACTCGGAGACTGGGAAGGGCAGCGTGGACACCTTCCTGCGCTTCTTTAAGCAAGCCCCGTACATCGCCTCCTCCGTGCAGGAGTTTGATTTCACCGTTACCGCTGAAGGCGCGACTCTGGTTGATGGCGATCTTAACCCATCTACCGCATTCCTTACCTACAAGGCGCAGTTTACAGATACCTATGGGCCGGGTCTTCCAGATGGGCTTTCTACAGATGTAACCAGCGTCCCCGCAGAGTGGTTCCAGTACCTAGCCCACGGCACATACGCCGACTACCTCCGTGCTGAAGGTCAGCAGGAGAAGGCAGCAGTAGCAGACGCAGAGGCTGAAGCACTACTTACGGAGGAACTAATTCGCCTAGACGAGAATCACACAAGCGGCTTCGTGAGCAATCGCATCCGCACAAACGCTAACATGCAACTTCGCTGGTAATATGCAATATGTCCTAGGAAACATGCTCAACGGAGGTGGTGGTCTTAACGCTGATGGTCTATCCCTAGACCTCCAGTTCGCGGCTGACAAGACCCTGACCGCGAGGAAAGGCCCAACGCCTGTCTTCACCCGTGGTAGCACTGGCACATTTGTTGGGAGCAATGGCTTGATCCAGACTGCTGCGACAAACATTCCCCGCTTCGACCACACCTCTGCTGGAGTGTGCCGTGGCTTGCTGATCGAGGAGTCGAGGACGAATGTTGCGTTGTATTCTGGAGCTTTGGTGATAAATACTGGATGGGGTGGCACATTAACTACCGTGG